CCTGGCCGAAGTGATCCTTGATCGCCCGCGCGGCCGGGCGGTTCTCGTCGAGCGACGAAAGGCGCGTCTCGCCCAGATGGGCCAGAGCACCATTCGCCGCTTTCAGTTCATTGTCCGGCCGCGCGAGCGTCATGGTCAGATCACATAGGCGAAGTGATAGAAGACGACGCCGGCGCTGCCGACATCAGCCCCGGCGATCGTGCCCTGGATCTTCAGCTCGCGCTTGGGGTCCGCGGTGAAGCCAGCCAGCTCCCAGACCCGCTTGCCGAGATTGGCCGTGGTGACGGCCGCGAGGCCGGCCTTGGTGCCGGCGGCGGCGACATCAAGCGCCGAACCCAACTTCGACGCATAGCCAGCGCCACCATCGTTGAACCCGACGTTGAGCTGGACCCCCGTGCCGAGCGCCGCGTGAACGATCGTCGAGCCCGGCAGCAGGATCGCCGAGGAGGGGATCGTGCCGAACTCGATGACATCGCCAACGACCATCGCCGTCGTCATCGAAATGGCATCCTGCATGCCGCGCACCGGGGCGCTGCCGTAGATCGCCAGCGGCGACTTGTTGAGGCTGGGGTTCTGGATACCCCGCGAATAGAAAATTGCCATGGTTCATCTCCAATTGGCTTGAACGGAACAGGCGGGCGCGGCGCGCCCGCCGGCGATGGCGGATTATTCCTTGCAGTCGACCGTGACGAACTTGGCATCTTCCATGCGGGTCGCGCCGCACCACATTTCCGAGAAGCCGACGACGCGGTCGAACCGCTCGATCGACCGACCGATATGGCTCTCGACCGGCATGAAATCGCCGTAGGCAAGCCCGCTCTTGGCGAACAGCGTGCAGGCGCGCGTGGTCGAGGCCTTGGGAACCAGCGCGTTCGGCTGGCGGATGATCTTGACGTTCAGGATCTCGCGCACGCTCTTCCGCGCCTCGTCGAGCACGGCGCGGTCGCGGTAATCCTTGTTGGTGAACATCAGGTCGTTGTAGAGGTTGGTGATCTGCGTCGAGGTGCAGCGCAGGAAAATCTCCTCGTTCTCGACATCGACCTCGCCCAGCTCGAGCAACTCCAGCCCCTTCACGATTTTCGGCACCGTCAGGCCGCTGTCGGTCGCGGCGCCGGTCGGCACATAGTTGACCGCAACGCTGCCGTTCGGGTTGGAGAAGGCGGCCGTATCGGTGCCATCCTCACCGATGATCCGCGCCGCGATCAGCGCATCGGCGAGAATTTCGTTCTTGGCGCGATGGATCGTCGCCGCGTCCGACTGGACATAGGACGACTGGTAGTCGGTCATGTTCTTGAACTTGTCCTCGTCCTCGAGGACCCATTCGTCGGTCACGATATGGGTGGGCTTGCACCACACCTGCTCGATCGTGCCGCCGGTGGGCTGGAGCGTGCCGCCGCGCGGCGGGTTCTTCTTGTAGCCGCGTGCACCGAACAGCTCGACTACGCGCGCCTGGCGCCCCGTGAGGTTGGGCTGATAGGTGGCGCACATCTCGAGGTAGTTTTTCTTCTGCTGCAACGCGAGCTGCACGTTGCCAGTGTATTCCAGCCGCTGGGCTGCGGTAACGTCGTCGAAAGCCATGATCTGTCTCCGGCATCGAAAGTGAACATTCGGGGTTCAGTTTCGGCCGGGTAGCGGCTCAGACCGATGGGATGGAACCATCTGGAATGGCGGGCCCGCCTGTCATTTATCGTCTGCGGTCGACGGCCTGTTGCAGGGCGGCGCCTGGTCGGGCCCGGTCGGGAGCGCCGGGTAGCGGACAGAAGGGAGAGCCAGAGCACTCCCCTCCCGAGGCTTCAAGGGCTTGCTGATTTGCGCCCGATTGTCAAGCGGCCTCGGTGCGGGCTCGTGCCTCGAGCTCGAGGATTTCGCCATAGGTGAGGTCGCGGCCGGGGTCTGCGAGGATCTCGGCAGCCGGGCGCGTGGCGCCGGCGGGCTTGTCGGCAGCTTCCGTTTCGGCCTTCGCCTTGGCTTCGGCTTCCGCAAGGGCCGCGGCTTCCGCCTCGGCCTTCGCCTGCATCTGCGCGCGCGCTTCGGCTTCAACGTCGGGAATGGGGGTCGTCGGTTTAGCCATGATGATCTCCTGTTGCTGGCGTCAAAATTGTGAAATTGCGCAATCCGGCAAACTGACCGAACTGCCTGACTACTTCTGGCCGGCGGCCTCCTGCTCGAACAGGCGCCGGCGCTTCTCGGTGTTCGCCCGGTGCATCGGGTGACGCGGATCGTTGAGCGAGGCCATGAACTCCTTGTCCGCCTCGAGGCGCTGGCGCTCGGCGCGCGCGGCGATCGGCGAAGGTGCGCCGAAGCCGCCCTGACCACCGTTGGAGGTCGAGACGAGACGATCCTCGCCGAGCATGGTGCCGATCTTGTGGAAATGCTCGATCAGCGGGCCGTAGCCGGTGATCGCCTCGAGAATATCGGCCGCGTCGGTGGGGATGCCGGTGAAGGCCATCGCGCGCTTGGCCATTTCGACGTTGGCGTCGTAGCTGTTGCCCCACTTCTGTTTCAGGCCCACCAGCATCTGCTGTTTCTGCTGCTCGGAGGCACGATCGTCGGCCTCGTTGAGGCTGGCGATATGCGCGCCGATCGCATCGGTGATCGGCTGGAGCAGCGCCGGCGGCACCTTCGCGCCATGCCCGGCCTTGACGACGGCTGCATGGAGCCCGCCATAGGCTTCGTCTTCCTTGAACTTCTCGGAAACCGGCACCTGATACTTGGTCGCATCCGGGTTCCAGCCGAGCTTTTCCCAGCCATCCCACTCGCCGAGCTTGCCTTCCTGCGGGCCGGTCATCGCGTTGCGATCGCGCGCCAGCTGCTCGAAGGTGCGTGCGCTTTTCACGAACTCGTCGAGCGTCGTCGGGTTCTTCTGGGCGATATAATCGCGGTGCTCCTGGCTGAGGCCGAGCTCGGCCTTGGAAAACCACGGATCGCCGGCGCCCGCGGGCGGCGGGTTGCCAGGAGGAGGATTTCCAGCTGGCGGATTGCCAGGCGGCGGGTTCGGCTGGGCGTTCGGATCGGACATGGCGAGCTCCTTTTTCGGTTTCAGGACAGTCTGGACTTGATGAACTTGTCGATCTGCGCCGGATCGGCGCGCGCGAGCTCGAGGATCTCGAGCGCGAGCGAACGGCGTCCGTTGTCGAACGCCATGGCAAGGGCCGGATCGTCCGGCCTATCGATGGTCCAGAGCCGGGCGCGGACGGCGATGTCCGCCGTGAGCGCCGATTTGGCGCCGAGCGCGTGATATTCGGCCATGACCGAGGACCACAGCCCTTTCTGGAGCGCCGTGAACCAGTGCTGGAAACGATTGGCGAGGGGAGCACTCATGCCGCCCTGCCCTTCGCCAGTGTGGCGGCCTGCTGGGCGTGCCCGGCGGTCGCCGCGATCTCGACCGAGGCCTTGGTGTTTTCGAGATCGACCTGCTGCTGCTGCTGCTGGGCGCGAGCCGCGCGGATCTGCTCGACCTTCTGCGGATCCATGAGGAGTGAAGGCGGCGCGGAGCCGGCCGAATGGAGGACGGCAAAGGCGGCGTCGCCGTCGAGATTATCCAGCACCTCGGGCTTGAACTGGGCGATCTGCAACGTCTGACCAATCAACGTCATCGTGGCGCGGCCCTCGGCGATCTTCATCACCTTGGCGAGCGGGGAGAGATAGTCGATCGTCAGGAGATGGTTTTCGATCTCGGGCGGCGGCGGCGGCAGCTGGCCGGCGCGCTGGAGCATGCGGAAGCGCCGCGTGATCATGGGCGTGAGGCCGCCCTGCTGGATGCGCTCGAGGTTCGGCGCGAGCTGGCGCAGCTTCTCCTCCTGAAAGCCGGTGAACTCGGTCGCGGTCATCTGCGGCCGGTTGATCAGCTGCATGATCGAAAAATAGAACGCCTCGCGGATCGCCGCGCGCTTGGCCTCCGACTGCTGGAGCGAGAGGTTGATTGTCTGGGCGTGGTTGAGCGCCTGCACCATCGGCTTGCCCTGCTCGTTCATGCCGCCGAACAGGAGCGCGCCGGGGAAGAAATCCGTCGCGGTGAGATCGCTTTCGCCGGAAACCAGCTTCATGGGGTCGGACGCGAACTCGGCCGCGGTGAGATGCGCGCGCTCCATCTCCTGCAGGGTGCGCATATCCGGCCGCGCACGATGGCCCGGCCCGCGCGGATAGACCTTGCCGGAGCGCCGCGACCAGGTCGGGATGAAATAGGGCATTTCATCATAGCCGCCGCGCCGCTCCAGCGTCGCGAGATCAGGCGAGACATAGATCGAGAGGAATGCCTTGCCCTCCGGCCCGAGCCGACCAGGCCGGAAATGCGGGTTCTCGAACACCGCATGGATGATCTTGTAATCCTTCTTCTCGTCGACGCCCGCCGAACCGGGAAACTTCTGGAGCAGCTGCCGGCCGCGCAGGGTAAATTCGCGGTGCACGGTGTCGATTGCGCCCTCGTCGTTGGTGTCGATGAAGATCTCGCGCAGCGGGATCGCGCGATCGGTGATGCGCTGGCGCTCGATGTTCTCCTCGGAATAGAGCGCGCCGAGACCGAAGGCGCCGCAATCCGAAAACCAGCCGGGAACCTCGGTGTAGAAACTCGAGAACGACGAGCCGAGCGTCGAGCGGATCAGGTTTTTCACTTGCCAGAACCAGCGCTTCGCCGGCTGGTAGAGCATCAGGTCCTCGTCGGGAATGCCGAGGCCGAACCAGTCGTTCGCCGGGTTGGTGAGCTGGCCGAACAGGCCGCCGGTGAAATCGTCGAGCGCATAGAGCGGCGTGCTGTCGAAGATCTCGTCCATCGCCGTCGTATCGGAACTTCCGCCCTGAAAATCCTGATCCTCGGGGCGGATGAGTTCCGCGATCTGTTTCCACAGCCGCTCTTCCGGCAGCCGGATGCCGCGCAATTCCTCATGGCGCGTGAGAATAGACTGCCTGTCCATGGCGCGACCTCCGCTTTCGCTGGAAAACTACGAGCCCATCAGCTGGGTCTGCCGGACGGTGCCCCCGCCCGGCCTGCCCATGCCGGTCCCGCGCAGACCTCGAAGGGCGCCGAGCTTGCGCAGGCGGCGTTCGCCGGCGAGGCGGGCAGCATCGCTGTCCTCCGGGTTCGTCAGCGCGGCCTCCTGCAGCCGGCGAGCCTTTTCCATTTCGGCGGCGGCGGCTGCGGCGGCGGCCTTGGCCTTGCCTGAGGTGCCAAACCATTTCTTGAACGGGTTGAAGCCCATGGGTCTCTCCTATGCTCGCTTGCGGGTGAGGGGGTTGTAGCGCTTGCCGGCACGATTGCGGCTCTCCTGCCGCTTTGCCTCGCGCTCGGCCCGGCGTTCGCCGGATCGCTTGCGGGCATGCGCCCGGCCGGTTTCGCCGGCGGCGTATTCGCCGGCTTCGCAGGCATGGCTGTCGAGGTTCTTGACGATGCGGCCGGGCTGACCGTGCCGATCGACGTGATAGCGGAAGGTGCCGTTGAGGCCGCGCCGGACTGTGGGGCAATGGGTAGCATCAATCAGGAAGCCGGGCTGGCCACCGCTGACACGTGTCTCCATCGCCTGCCGCATGGGGTAATGCCGCCCCTCTGTATCCTGATTGCCGAGGCTCGGCCGGTGCGGCGTCAACGCGATTGCCTTGCCGAGACGATGGATCCAGGAGCCGCCGGTTGTATCATCGCCGGCGAAGGTCGCTTCATCGCCTGTGAGGTAGAATTCGCAGCACCGGAACCGCGGCAGGGCCATGATGCGGTTGAGCTCGCGCGCAAGGTCAAGCTCGTCACCGCGATCGAGCGCGACTTCATGCAGGAAGCGCAGCTGGCCGTTCGGCATTTCCTGCGCGAGGATCGCCGCCGGTGTGTTGCCGCCGTCGACGCCAATGATAACCGGGATCTCGGGGAACACCTGGAGCGGCTCATGGACCGACATCTCGCTATCCGAAAACTTCGGATAGACCATGGCCGCCTCCTGGTTGAAGCCGGGCTCATTGTTGATCTTGATGCGGATCCACCACGGGCGGTGCGCATTGTCTCGCATCATCTGCCGGTAGTAACCGCGCCCGACCTGCGCGATGTTTTCGGCGTTCGGTTGCATTCCGCCGGGCTGGCGGAACAACTGGTAGCCCGGCGGTTTCTTGGGGCTCCACCAGTCACGATAGACCCATGTATCGGGTGCCGGCGCGTTGCAGTCGCCAAAGATCCGGCCGTGGATCACGTCCTCGTCGTCAGGCAGGCCTATCTCGCCGCGCGTCGGGAAACGACCGACCGAGCGCGCGATATTGACCGCCAGCGCTTCGCGCAGCTTGTCCTGCTCGTTGAGGTAAACGTCGGTGTATTCCGTGCCGCCGAGATCGTCGGGGTCCGCATCGTCGCCGAAGGCGAGAAACAGCGCCTCGAACTCGATCAGTCCGAAGGCATCCTCGAACAGGATCCGGTGCGTCGCGCTACGCGGCTTCGCGCCGGTCCACTCTCCGACGCCCTTGTCCGGGTTGAGGAACTTTTGCCAGGACTTGATCGTGGTACCCCAGAGCTGGTCGTATGTCTCGCGCCACACCGCGAGACGGTAGCGCCGGATCGGGCGGCCGCGCTCGTCAACCAGCCCCTTGACCGGCGGGGTCTCGATGGCCGAACGCAGAGCCCGCTTGATGCACGCCGTCGTCTTGCCGGATCCGACCGGACCATTGAGCAGATCCCGCGCGCCGTCCGACATGATGAAAGCATCCGAGACCGGCCCGGCCGATTGCAGCAGCATCGCGCCCTCGGGATAAGCCTTGAGCGCCTGGTCGAGCGTGCCGAAGGTCATTGTCTGGCTCATGACCCGAACCCCACGCCCGTCGGCCGGCGTGCCCCGCAGCCCGCACCCAGAGGCGCCCGAGCCCTCGCCCCGCAACGTAAGCTGAATTTTTCTTCGCGATTTTTCGGAACGGCCGGACAATCGCAGAAACTACGCGGCTGGTGCTGGGCGCGGCGCGATCCGGGGGGTGGGGTCGCGCCGGAAGGGGGGGGGCATACCCGCGCGGCAAAAGCCGATCGACCGCCCGCCGGGCGCGCTGCCCGCTGATTTCCGATCAGCGGGCTAAAAGCATCTATGTGTTTGAAGATGCTCATTTATTCGGCCTCTTGCGACTTGTCGCCGTGCGACTTATCAAGATCGACTTGGCTAACCCATTGATTTTCCTCGCTTTCGTTCTCCAACTCGGTCGCCCGCCCCTCGAGCGTGCGGAAGCGGCGCATCCAGGGTGGCTCGCTCGCCTCCGCGCCGTTGACGACGCGGTTGTCGACGGCCATCACCATCGGAACGACGGCGCGACCCTTGTCGTCGGTCGGCGCAAGGCGCGGCTGGGTGAAGCTGGCGAGTTCGGCGAGCATCGCCTTCTTGCGGTCGAAGGCCTCCAGCTTGGTGCAGCCGAGCCGCAGCGCCAGCTCCTCGGGCGTCAGGGACGCCCAGCGCGCCAGCTCGAGGAGCGGAATGCCGCATTCGCGGAACACCATCTCCCGAACCTGACGGCTTGCGAGGTTTTCCGCGCCCTTCGGACGGCCACGACGGCGCTCCTCGATGCCGTTGGCGCGGATCTTCTCCTGGTCGAAACGGTCGATCGAGACGACTTCCGGCAGGAGGTCGAGCTGCTCGGCCGCGTCGACCGCCGCGCCGGCTGAAATCTGCCGCGCACTCGCAGAAAGCACCTCTTTCAGAGCCGACGGACTACCCATTGACCGGCCTCGCGACTGCCCATGGCCCCAAGCCCATGATTTGAAGGCAATATTTAATTCGCCGGCCGGTCAGAGCCGCGAGAGCGCGACCATAGCAGAGGTGCCCGCCCCTTGTCCGCGTTGCAGGCGTTGCAAGAGCGTTGCAAGTATATCTCTTTGATATATCTATAGTCTTTTCATTTTCGCAACACTGCAACACCCGCAACGCCACGCGCGCGTATCCACGCACGGCCAAGCGCAGGCCCACGCGCTCACCTCCGCACGCCTGCACATACGCGAAGATCCGGCGTTGCAGGCGTTGCGCGTTGCGAGAAGCCGAAAACATCAGCATTTTCAGCCTCTTGTCCCGCAACGTTTCTGCAACGCGCCGCAACGTTTCCGCGCCCGAACCCGCCCAAGGCGAAAACTTGTTCGCGAAGCAACGGATACAAGGAAGAGCCGCGAGAGCGCGCGGTGTCATCTTGGAATGACTTGGAGAATGCTTCACGTGCATCATCTCAGAAGCCCTTTCATGAGCCCGAGCATGAACACCAGCACCATGATCACCACGAAGCCTTGGGTGTTGATCTGTGCCATCCAGGCGCCGGTGAACCGGTCGCGGTAAAGGTGAATTCCGAGCATCGCCAGCAGCTTCGACATCAGAAGGCCTCCCCCTCGGTCTGCAGGAAGGTGTGAACGGGCACGCTCCAGCCGCGCCCGCCGAGCCGTCGGCTGTTCTCCTGCTTGGCGCCGGCGAGGCGCGCCATGGCCTGCGCCCAGCCGCCTTTCGCACCGGGCATGCCGCGCCAGTCGGTGTCGGCGAAGAGCCGGAGCAGGCCTGCGTTCTGGTTCGGCAGGATGACGCGGGCCTTCGAGCCCGATCGCCCGCCGGCGGTCTCGAAACCGTCGAGATAGATCCCCCAGGCCTCGAGCGCCTCGCGGCACCCCTTGGCCGTCACGCCCTCGCCGTCGAGCTTGCGCACGCCGGCGCCGCAGGCGACGAGCGCGCCGATCGTCATGCGCGTGCCGCCGCGGAACACGTCGAGCGGCACCGTGGTCAGGTGGTTGAGCATCGCCTCGGCGTTGGAAGGCGTGTATTGCGTCGCGTCGAGCTTCTCGCGGTTGAGCGCCTTGGCGAAGGCGTCGATCGTGTCGTCGTGCGCCATGTCGTCGCCGCGCAGCATGTCGGCCATGGCGAGCAGCGTGCCGTATTGGTCGCAGCCGCGCGCCGAGTGCCCCTCGGCCGCGAGCTTGGCGCGATAGGCCTGCAGGGTAGCCTCCCAGCGGTGCCAGTTGTTGAACAGCCGCCGCATGATCACCCGGCCGACGTGTGCAAGAAACGCCGGGTCGCCGCCGGCGCCGGCCGCGCCCTTGGGCAGGGCGTCGAGCTCGAGGATCGCCATGCGGCTCATGTCCTGCGAAAGCAGGCTCGGCACGATGATCGAGGAGAAGAAGAAGGCGCTCTGGGCGCGGAACTGGGTCGCGGTGTGGCCGGAAGAGCCGCGGAGCACGAGGCCCCCTGTCGCCGCCTGGCGCGCGAGCTTGACGATGGCCTGCATGCGGTTCGATCCGGCCTCGTTCTCGGCCTCGTCGACGAGGATCGGCCGCGATGACTGGCCAACGGTCTGCCAGATGCCGGCCGCGGTCGGGTCCGAGGCCTTCACCACGTCCGAACCGATCACGCCCTCGATGAGGTCCTGCAGCGTCGTCTTGCCGGATCCGGCATCGCCGGTGATCCAGAGGATCGAGCGATAGCGGATCGCGCCGCCCGCGCGCGCCGCGCCGATCCAGCCCAGGGTGAGGATCGAGGCCAGCTTGTGCTTCGTGCCGTCGATATCGGCGGCATAGCAGCTCGGCCCGTCCTGGTCGGTCTCGGTGCCGTCGCGCCAGTTCCAGCTGTCGAAGAGGGTCAGCAGCCGGTCGATCGCCGCGCGCTCCTCGCGGCGCTGCTCGTCGGTCTGCGCGCCGGCGATCGGCTTGGCGCCGGCACGGGCGCCGGGGTAGAGGTGATCGCCGATGAAGCCCGGCGCATGGCTCTCGCCGTCGACGACGATCTCGTTGCCGCAATGGATCGCGAGCTTGCCATCGTCCGTCACCCAGCCGCCGAGCCCGCGCAGCACGCCGAGCGGATCGAAGACGCCCTTGGCGACGGCCGCGGCGATCAGGCTCTCGGCAACGCGGTCGGCTTTCCAGCCGGACTGGATGCCGGTCTTCTCGTTGAACTTCGGGTAGTTGACCCAGAGCCAGTCGAGATGATTGCCGAACAGCGTGCGCAGCCCATCGGCATTGTGCGAGCCCTTCGCCATTTCGACGAGCTGCTTGCCGGGGTTGAGGTAATAGCAGGTCGTGCCCTGGTAGCCGACGGGCACAATGGGGCAGTTCGCCGGGAGCGGCTTGATCGGCGAGCGTTCGCGGCGGAACCGCTCCTCCTCGCCGCCGGCCGGCGGTGCAGGTGGCGTGTCGGGCGGGGCGTCGCCGCCGCCGCCCGCGAAGCTCTCGGGCTCGCTGCCCTTCCTCTTGCGCTTACCCCGGATCTTCTCGGCCTTGCCCTCGTCCTCGTCGCGCTGGGCGGCGACCATCCTGTCCATGTCCTCGGCCGAAAAACCGAAGGTCCGGCCGACGCGCCGCGCCATGGCCTCGCCGTTACGCCGCAGGCAGTCGCGGAAATAGGCGCGGTCCTCGGTGCGCTGCTGCGCCTCGGCTTCGAGGCGTGCGCGTTCGGCGGCGTCGGCCGCATCCTTGGCATGCTGTTCGGCCTCGGCGGCGGCAAAGGCCTCGGCGATCGGCTGAAAGGCGGGGTTGGCCGGCTCGGTCATGTGAACAGATCCGAGCCGTATTCAGCTTCGATATCCCTCATGATCTCCGCCAGCGTCAGTTTCTGCAGGACACGTTCCTCGCCGGTCTCGCGATGGGTCGCGCCGATTGTCACACTGGTTTCCTCGGGGTCGATATTCGCAATATCGAATGCGATTTTTGCGAAGCTCAGAAGTGCCCGCACTTTGCCGACAACAGGATCAGCCATCACGCCACCGCCTCGTCTTCCTCGCCGAGGATCGCCGGCAAGAGGTTGCTGGCCATCGCCTCGATGAGGATCTTCTCGACCAGCTCCTGCACGGTGAGCTGGCGGCGCGCCGCCTGCGCCAGCAGGCTCTCCGAAGCCTCGGCCTCGAGCTCGAATATGAAACGCCGGCTCATGCCGCCCCTCCCATGGTCACGGGTGGCGCGGCCTTGGCCAGCGCCTTGCCCCAGTCGTTGAAATCCTTGAAGCGCGCCGGCGGCCGCACGGTGCGCACCCGGAAGCCGCGCGTCTCGAGCCTGGCGATCGCGCGCTCCAGGCCGCGCCGCGCATCCTCGCCGGCGTCGTTGTCGGCCGCGACGATCAGGCCGCCGGCGCGCTCCGGCAGCAGGAGATTGCCGAGGTTCGAGAGCGAGAGCGCCGAGACGATACGCAGCTGCGGCTGGGCGATCGCCAGCGTCAGCGCGTCCTCGATGCCCTCGGTGATCGTGATCCATTCGCCGTCGGCCATCTTGCGCATCGGCTTGCCCGAAACGCCGCGCCAGATCGGGATCCACGCGCCGGCATAAGCCCCGAACGCGAGCTTCGCGGCACATTGCCCTTTTTCATCCCGCATCGGGCAGTCGGGATCCTCGCTCGCCTTGGTGACGCGGCCGTCGCTGTGAATGTGCAGGAAGGTGCGGTGGATCGTCACCAGCTGGCCATCGGGCCCGTCGAGCTTGCCGATCAGGCACGGGCGATAGACGCCGTTCGCCCGGTCGAGCATTTCCGGGTGATAGCGCAGCGCGCCTGGCGCCTTGCCGAGCCGCCGCAAGTCGATGTGGCGGCCGATGAGGTAGCGCTCGCCCGGCGTGCCCGGCAGCGGAAGCGCCTCGAGGTAATAGCGCATGGCGGCACGGCGGCGCTTCTCACGCGCCTGGCGCTCTTCCTCGGCCTGCGCGGCCTTGATCCGGTCGGCTTCCTTCTCGCGCCGCTTGCGATCCACCGGGTCGATCGAGCCGTTGCCCATGCCGAGCCAGTCCTTCGCCCAGGCGATCGCGCGCTTGATGTCGCCGCCGCAGGCCCCGTGCTGGATGAGGCCGATCACGTCGCCGCCCTCGCCAGAGGAGAAATCCTTCCACCAGCCGGCGCGGTTGCCCATGCGGTGGATCGCGAGGCTCTGCCCCGGCCGGCCGGAAAGATCGCCGAGCCGCCATTCCGGCCCGTCCTTCCGCGCGGCGGGGTAGAGCTGCATGACGAGGCTGTCGAGCCGCGCGTTGAGCTCGAACTTGATCAGGTCGATCGAGACGAGATCCCGGCTCATGGTGAGGCCATCTCCAATCCCCCTCCCGCCAGCCGGGCCGATACGCCGCCCGGCTGGGTCTCAGGGAGAGAATGCCGCGTGTCTCCATCGGACGCGGGGCCGGTTGACCGCGCCATGCCTGGGGGCTGGCGCCGGAGCTCGAGGGATCGGGGGGAAGGGTGTTGCACGAGGAGCCGCATCAGCATGTCACGGCAGCAATCGGCATAATCGGGATCGGATCCTGCGCGGGCAGCGATCAGCCGCTCGGCCATCCGATCGATCGCGGCCTCGAGCTCGATGAGGCCGGTCCGTGCGAGGCGCCGCATGTCCGCGCCGGACAGCGCGGTCGTGCCGAGCAGAAGCCGGCGAGTGCTGGCGATCGCGGCGCTCACAGGATCTTCTCCGTCTGCTTCGGCCTGATCGAGATGAAACCCGGCGTCTCCGGCCGCTTCTCCATCGTCGCGGCGACGATGACGGCGAGCGCGACCATCACCCGCACGTCGGCGAGCGCGCCGGGGTCGCCGGCGAGCACGAGCCGCGCCTTCTCGCAGGCCTTGTCCATCGTCACGTCGACCGAGACCTTGGTCATCTCGCCGGGCTTGCCCTCGTAGAGCGCATAGGCGCCGCGCGCGGGGTCGCTCTCGACGACGGCGCATTCGAGGCCCGGCCGCTCGATCGACGGCCCGCGCCAGTAGACGGTGCGGAGGAACTCGGCCCCGTCGGAGGGAAGACCGGCGCTCATGCCGAAGGCTCCGCTTTGCGCGCCGCACGACTCGGTGCAAGCTTTCCGGTTTCAGCAGGAGGGCTGTCATGAGCGATATCGAGGGGCGTCTCGCCGCATTGGAGCGGCGCATGGACGACTTGCGCATCTACAACAACACCATCATCGGCCATGTCACTGCCGTGCGTGCGCTGCTCGTGGTCATGCTGTCCGGCCGCAACGGCGCCGACGAGCGCGTAATCGCGGAAGCCTTCGAGAACCTCTCCGGCCTCGTTCCCAGCTTGCGGGCCGGCTTTATGGAAGAGATCGAGACCCTGTATCGGTCGATCCTCAACGATGCGTTCGATCTGCGCGAAAAAGGCGGACGGCTCGACGCCTAGCGGAGCAACCGGAAGACCTTGTGCGCTCATGCAGCCCTCCCGTTGAGAAAGGGCGCCCCGCCGGCGATGCGGCCGACCGGCAGGGCTTCCGGGTGCGAGGGGGCACCCGGATCGAGATCGGGATGGAGCGTGAGGAGATAGGCGAGCAGCCGGCGCTCTTCCGCGACGAGGGCGGCGTCCAGTGCCTCGATTGTTGAGCTGCGGCTGTCGTATTTGCCATTCAGCGTCTTGCCGACCGCGTCGAAATGCCGCCCCGAAAGACTGGCCAATTCGCGTTGAGAAAGCCGCAACGCCGTCATCCGCCGTTTGATGTTCGCGACATCCGCCATTGCTCAAGCCTCAAAATCGGTCTATGGACAGACGGCAATCTGATTTGCGGCAGGGTGTCAACGGTCTTGTTTCAAGGTGCGTCCGTTTCGATTGGAAAACATATTGCCGTCTGTTCACGGGCGGACGGACGTATGTTCAAGACGGCGACCAACACCAAATCTGAACGCAAGGCTCGCCTTCGCGAGGCACACAAGCGCTGGCTGCGGACAATTTCCGAGCGACGCGGGCAGTCTCTGACCGCGCTTTCGCGGGAGATCGGACACGATCAATCCGCTCTCACCCGCTTCATGAACGACGAAGATCGGGGCTCAACCCTTGATACGCTGACAATTGCGGCGATCGCCGAAATGACGGGAGAGCCGCCGCCGGCCGAGCTTTTCGGAGAGTTCGAGGCGGGCGCACAACGAGGCTTCAACGAGCCGGAAGCCGCGCTCTATGTTGTCGAGAAGCAGGACCCTCTCGCGCCCGCGATAGCCGCCTTGACGGGCAGCGCACCGCACCTGGTGCCCTGGCGCCTGAATTCACGCGCGATCGAAGGTGAGGGCTACAAGCCCGGCGACATCCTGATTGTCGACCTGAACGCTGTAGCCAAGGCGGGCGACATCGTTTGCGCGCAATTCTACGACTGGAAAAACCCCGCACAGACCGAAACTGTCTTCCGGGTGTATGAGGCTCCATTCCTGATCGTCAGCGGCCAGGTCGAAGGCAACCGCAAACCGCGCCTGGTCGACAACGACAATGTGATGATCAAGGGCGTCGTGAGGTCAATGCTCCGCGCTGGGCAGTCTTGAACCTATTTAACAATTTTCACTTCAATCGGTCGCGATGAATAACCCTGTCCAATGGTGGCATAAACTTCTCGATGGGTCCGAAACTTGTCACTAGTTGCGACATAAAGGACCGTGAGCGCGGTCACCACGTTCGCCGCGGCAGAAACTGCCAGAAACACGAGAATGATTTTGCGTGACGGCACGCGCAAATTGTCGCGCGCGTCTGAGCTTTCATCGCCCTGCATTTGAAGTTCCCCGCCCCGTTGGCCTGAAGGCTAGGTTTGCATGCAACCGACGGAGAGGCTATCGGCATTCAGTCGTCACGCATTATCGGTCTATTGACAGATTTCCATCTGTCCATAATCATCAGTCCCGCACGCCACTGATTTGCGCCGCACCCCGCCGCGCCGGCCGTGCCGGAGACTGCCATGCAATTACCCTCCCAAAAGGCGGTGACGCTGCCGCCGATCCCGCTCGATCTCGCCGTCGCGGTCCTGATCGTGATGGCTTCGATTTTCGTTCTCGCCGCAATCGGCCTCTGGCTCGAGCAGAACATGCCGGCGATCCGCCACCGCCTCGCGATCTGGCGCGAGGGCGATCACGGCCGCGCCCTGCTCCGCAAGCCGGAGGGCCGCTGACATGGAGACGATCGAAACCG